CCCCTTCCCGAAAGAGAAATTGTAACCCGTCGCGCGATTTGGCACCATTTTGCGCTCTATTTGGCACCAGCCTTTATTGAAATTTTTCACCGCAACCGCAACGATTGGCCGGTGCTTTTTTATGCTTCTTTTTGGTCGATTTCAAAGAGCTTTAAAAGGGCTTTAACGGCCGCGCCAGCAACCCCTGGAATTGCCCCTGTTAACGCCTCCCAGGCTTGGTAGGTTCGGTATGGCGTTTCTAGCTTCGCCGCCATCGTTTTGACCGCTCCCCGATGGTCACCTACCAGCTTGATCCGCGCGGCGCGAAGATCTCTTCCTGTCATCTCATCTCCCTATTTTTATATGCAATATCAGCATACTACTCAGCGTCACTTATCGGCCATTATTCAATAGGGCGGCCGTATTTGCTCTGTGCTGGACGATCAGCTTATACCGTTGGTTTCCTTATGCGGGATTCCGTGCATTTTTCTGACTTATCGTCCCTTATATCGAGTCTTTGCCCGCCATCAAAACAGGCTGTCTTGTCCTCCTCGAGGAGCCGGGACACCATCTGGCCAGGTCCCATATATCATCTCGATGCAATCGCTCCTGGATGCGGCCCCGCCGACGGTGTATTGATAGTCGACTTCGACGCCCGGGAAGTCCTTGAACAGGTCCCGGATATCCGGATGGCCATTGATACTGATGATCATTTGCCCCTGGATCGAACCGGCCAGGTCACGCAGTTTTAAATATTGATCCCAGCCAAAATCGACGCCGTACCCCTCGGTTTGCCAATAGGGAGGATCGCAGTAATAAAGCGTGTGCGGCCGATCGTACTTTTCAACCACCTTGTCCCATGGCAGATGCTCGATAGTGGTGCTGGCCAGCCGGTAATGAGCATCGGCCAGATCCTGCTCCAGGGTAAAAATATTGAACCTCGGCCTGGAGCTTGTTGCTGTGCCGAAAGATTGCCCGTCGACCTTGCCGCCGAATGCAAGCTTCTGCAGGTACAGGAAGCGGGCGGCCCGCTGAACGTCGGTCAATGTTTCGACTGGCGTAGACTGCAACCATTCCCAATTTTGGCGGCTGGTTAATACCCATTTAAACTGCTTGTAAAGCTCTTCTAAATGGTGCTTGACCACCCTGTACAGGTTAACCAGGTCGCCGTTGATATCGTTAAGGACTTCGACCTTTGAATCCTGTTTGAGAAAGAACAAAGCCGCCGCGCCGCAGAAGGGCTCCACATAGCATTGGTGGGACGGGAACAGCGGTAATATTTGATCGGCTAGTTTGCGTTTCCCCCCGATCCAGGGGATTATCGGTTTCGTCATTGTGAGCACTCCGGTTTTTGTGGTAGGCTCCCCGCGCCATCGCGATGGTGGGGTAGCCTTGGTTGACTCACAGGCCTGGTCTGTGGGTTGACGGCTCGGCCGCAGTTGCCGCTACGGCCGGGTCGCTGCCTCTTTTTCCTTACGTCCAAACGATATTGTCAATTGTCACTTTTGCGGCATCGAGCGTCGTTTCTATCGAAACAGTCTTAATCGCCGCCGAAAGCATGGCTTTCTGCTGCAACAGGCTCTGATAATGACTGCCCATCTGCTCGGCCACGGCGAGAGCGTCGGTCAAGCTGACACCAGGATGAGGTTGCCAGTAAAAGTCAATCAGGGTGATTGTTTCATGGCCTTGCGACTGTACCAGATCGATCCCGCCTTTAAGCTGAACCGGGTCGTCCCAATCGCAGTCCATAGTGTAATTTTGCCCCCCCACATTGCAGACAACTCCGGATCGGACTTCCAAGGCAAAGCTGTCGCTTATGCGGGCCAGCGCGGACAATCGATATTGCTCCAATTGGGCCTCTTCTGACGGCTCGATCAACGACAAAACACCATTCACATCGACGATATCAGAACCCGCATTAATCCCATCAAGCAGCTGCTGATACTGATTTTCGGTCAGCTCGATCGCATCTTCCGGCCATGTCCCTGCGGCCTGGTGTCTGGGAAGAAACACGTCAGAGTAAAAACCTTTTGTTGTTGGACTGTAAAAATTAGCCATGCGACCTCCTAATGACCTATCGCGAACACAGTTGCATAATGGGTCCCTGCCATGTCGTCGTCTTTTTCGAGAGTCACGGTGCTTTGAGTCCAGCTGGCCACCGCCCACCCGACATTCGAAGTCACGCCCGAGACGCGCATATTCGCGATCGCACCGAAACAGGCGTTCGGAAAGGTTGTCGGAAATGAAAAGCTCTGATTTGCCGTGGTCGTTGACGACACATACAGCCATTGAAAAATCAAACCGCCAGGCAATTGGATGTATCCACTATTTCCAACCGAGCGCGGAAACACAGCATCCAACCCGGCCGGAGTGACCACCCTCGATGAATCCGCCCCGGCTATGGTTTCTGTTGACGTAGCCAGCTCGACCAGCCCACGGCGACTTGTCAATGCCGTTAACGCTGCCAATGCTGCCGGTGTGACCGCCCTGGCCGCGTCAGCCCCTGCAATAACCTCCGCCGATGTGGCCAGCTCGACCAGCCCCCGACGGACGTCAGAGGCCGTCAATGCCGCTAACCCCTCCGGTGTGACCGCTATGGTATTGTCATCACCGGCAATGGTTTCCGTCGATGTGGCCAACTCAACCAGGCCCCGTCTGGCAAACTGAGCCGTCAATCCCGCCAGCCCGGCCGGAGTGACCGCCCGGACAGCGTCCGTTCCGGCGATGGTTTCCGTCGATGTGGCCAGCTCGACCACACCGCGCAAAGTTGTCGTTGCCGACCTGAGGCCAAGAGCCGTTAATGCTGCCAGCAACTGATCATTGGCTCCCTTATCCAGCTCGATTCCGGCCGCAACGATCACGGCCTGCAACTCGTCCTGAAGCATGTTCAGGTATTCGGCCGGAAGAACCGTGGCCGGGGTTCCGAGAACAGAATCACCATCGGTAAACTTGTTGTCGTTTGTTGCTCCATCGCTATCTATTAAATACATAAATCAACCTCCATAACCGAAAACTACCTCCGTGTGAGCCGGGCTGTATTTGCGAATGACACATTCAAGCAGTTGGTTGCCCCACGTCCGCAGGCGCTCTCCGGCCCGGCCCTGTCCGGCCCTGAAATAACGGATTGTCACGTCATCAGAATTCACCCGCCATTTAAACTGATCGCCGTCGACGTTTTCGTCGATGGTTACGGCATAACCGATGCTGGCGGCCAGGGCGATGAAGTAAGCCGGGCTGGCTGCGCCGATCGCCGAGACCTTGGCGGTCAGGGCGGCCCGCCGTTCCGCCAGGGTCGCCAGAGGTCCGGTACAAGGGTCAGGCAGCCCGTATGTGGTTTCCCAATCGTCGATCATTTCCGTAACCGAACGCGGATCCATTTCTTTGACCAGATGGTCGCAGCGCTCATCAACCCGGGCCAGCTCGACCGACAGTCCGCGCAGCAACCGGGTTAAATCGGCCTCTGGCTCGCGGGTCCAGGCCGCCCCTCTCGGCAGCAATGCCTGCAGCTGGATCAGGTATTGAGCGGCTGTCATGCCCATGTAATTACTCCCATGGTACAGATATGGCCTGCAGCCGGGACGACATCGGCCGCCGGAGCCGTCAGCACATGGTCGGTCTCACCAGCGGCGATCGATATCGCCTCCCGAATGTGACTGACCCGGATCGTTCCAAGGTCGAGTCCGTCTCCAGGCTCCCCTTCACGCCGCAGCAGGTCGGTTAATTCGGCCTCGACCGCCTGGCGCACCGCTGTCGTATCAGGGGCCAGCTGAATCGTGAAATCGATCGGGGCCGCCGTCGGGGCAAAAACCAGCAAATCTGCCGTAACCGGGCGCAGCGCATCGATGTAAGTCTGAACCTCGGCCACCTTGCCAGCGTCAGGAATCAGCCCGCCAGGATCATCATCGACCACGAACGAGACATCGACCGTTCCGTTTCCGCGCTGCAGCGCGAAGCACCACGCCCGGGTCACACCAGCAACCTCAAGAGCCCAATTGATATAGTCGAAGCTGGCTCCACCGTGCGGCGGCTGGCGCATGCGCAGCAAAACCCGGGTCCGCAAGGCCTCATCCGTCTCCTGGTCAGTGCCATCGGTAATACCGCTGGCGTCAACGGTTAAAACGCTGTCGATTCCCGATATCGGGTTAACCAGGTTGACCGTGGCGGCCGGGTCGCAATTACCAGTGCTTCCAGCGATCGATGCAGTGACGTCGACATCGACAGATCCACCTACGATTGTGCCGTCTGCGGCGGTCGTATATTCGGTGCCGTCACTGCGTTGCAACAAGGTTCCGGCCGGGATAATACTGCCGTCGATACCCGTAGCCGTGACAGTTCCTGTGGCGGCGGTCGCTGCCTTGCGGGTCAGGCCGAACAGACT